CGAGTTGACGCTACAAGGGTAAGGTAGTTTTAGGGTAATCACTGATAAAAATAATTGTATTAATGTGGGTACAATGTATTGACTGTATTCATACCGATGATTATAGTCTTAAAAAAAGAGGAGGAGTAAATGAAACAAACACTAGTTTACAACGAAGAGGTTGCCCGTAAGTTAGCACGTCAGATGGAGTCCATGTTTATGGAGGACAAACCTACTTATGCAGAAGTCCTTGTAGCCTGTACCGCAATGGCTGCTATTGCCGCCAATCAAATGCATATGTCTAAGGAAGTCTATTTAGCTAACTGTGAGTTGGTTTATGAGACCGATAAGTTATCTAAGATTAAGGAAATGCAATGACCGACAGACAGCGTAGGTTGCGGGATTACTTTGCAGCCAAGATTATGAGCGGCATGTGTTCCGGTGATTGGAAGTTGGACTTATCCAGTGGAAAAACTTGGGATGAGGTTGCTGCTAAAAGAGCTTACGAGATAGCAGACGCCATGCTTGCAGAGCGTGAAATTGAAAACGTACCGACATCACATTGATATGACTACTTTTACTACACAAGATAGAGAAGATGCAGAGCGTAAGCCAATGAACGCAAATGAACTAGCCGATTTACTTGACTTTGATGCCAAGACTTTGAATTGGAAAGCATTTGCTGATGCCGCTACCATGCTACGCCAGCAACAAGCTGAAATAAAGGCATTGAAATTGGCATCAATACAAACCATTGGAACTTTAAAGTGGTCTGAAGATTTATTGCGTGAAACTGGACACACTGAGGCAGTATCTGACATACAAGATTGTATTGTTGCAATACGATTGGCACTAAGAAAGGCACAAGAGAAATGATTGAGCTAATCATTGCGGTGCTGGTATTCGGTGCCTGCTATGTAGTTTTTCTGTTTATGAAAGGCAGATGATGGCTGGCAAAAAGAAAGAGGAAGGCTTTAAGTTAGACAACCATATCACTTATTACTTAAAAGACTATGTGGACGACAAAGATAAGCAACGAAAAATTATCCAAAGGAACAATGGCGATTTGTTCTACATTTTTAAACCAAGAGGAGAGCAAGAAGATGGATGCAATATGGGACAAAGCTAACAAGATTAGCGAACTAGGTTACAGAGTACATAGCGCGGCTATGGTTGTAGAGATGGTTGCTGCTAGCATTTCAGATAATGCTGAAAGCGGGGCCTGCTGGTGCGCGGTAGATTGCCTGACTAGAATTAGTGATGAGATAGACGTAGAAGTTGCAGATCTTATGAGTGAAAACCGCAAACAACAAGAATGTATACGAAAGCTAGAGGCGGTTATAGCCAAGCATGAGCTAAAAAAGAAAAAGAAAAAAGAAGTTGACCTGGACGGGAGATGCTAATGAAAATCACTCAAGCCAAGATAACATTTACTGCGGACATTGCGTCATATTGCATGGATGATGTAGTTAAAAAAGGCAAGTTGTTTGACTACTTGGTAGATGCTTTACGCCAAAACAGCGATAGAGAGTATGACTTTGTATTCAACAATATGGAATTGCGAACCGAAGGTGAAGTTGAGGTGATTCTATGAAAAAGCTATGCGTCATTAACTTTTGGGAAGGTGGGTTTGATGGGGACTTTTTTGAGTACTTCTTTCAGCGCGCCTTGGGTGGATTTGAATATACAAACAATCCATACGAAGCAGACCTTATCGTAACTTCAGTCTTTGGAAACGCTCAATATGATCCACGAAAAACTATTGCGTACATTGGAGAGAATATTCGCCCTAGCTACTTGGGCTATGACCATTCTCTTTCTTTTGACTATGACAGTTATGGTGGACGTAATTTTCGATTACCTCTCTGGTACTCACGGTTAGCATGGCCGGGCTTTGAATTGAAACCACGTAGAGCCAATGCACACAATCATGGATACGAACCGCTGATTGAGATTGAACCGTTGACTAAACCAAGAGTATTGGACTGGGCAAAGAAAGATAAGTTCTGCGCTATGATTGCTGGCAATGCAGAGGGTCTAAGGGTAAACCTGTACAACTCTATATCTAAGTATAAACCCGTACATGGCTATGGCAATATGTTTAACAACTCTTTGCGTCAATCTAAGTTTGATGTGCTTCCTAGTTATAAATTTTGCTTATGCCCTGAGAACTCTATCTATGATGGCTATGTAACCGAGAAGTTATTAGATGCTTATGCGGGCGGCACAGTACCAATCTATAGCGGTACATTGTCGGTTGACTGCGACTTCCATGAGGGCGCGTATCTGAACTACATCAGTACCAAGGACATGTCTTGGTTTGTTCAAACTATTCAAGCTATTGATGAAAGCAAGGAACTTTACGAGGCTATGTATACTAAGCCGCTTCTGTGGGAAGAACCAAACCTTGATAACGCATTAGATTTTGTAAGGAATATAGTCCAATGAGCTTTGGTCAACTAAAAGAAGAGTATGAGATGAGTCAAATGGATGTTGCTAAAGAATTATTTCTTAGCGTAGGGACTGTCAGATCTGTTGAAAAATCAGCCATCGAAAAGATTAAGAAAGCATTAGCTGAACGTGGCATTGCATTAGAAGACTTATTGGATGTATATAAATGAATGAAAAATACGGCATAGTCCATAACGATGGGCCTGTAATGGAACTGACCACCATGGTTGGTTGCCCCTTGATGTGTACCTTTTGCCCCCAAGACAACCTACGCGATAGCTATGGAGACTCTACTAAATACATGCAACCAGCAGACCTAGTTAAAGTCCTCGCTAAGCTACCTAAAACCACCCGTATTGATTTTTCTGGGATGTCTGAGCCTTGGGCTAACCCACACTGTACGGAGATGCTAGAGACCGTTCTATATATGGGATTTGATGTAGCTATCTACACTACCTTGTATGGCATGGATGATCCAGAGCGTGTAAAGAAAGCATTAGAATCACATCCTAATCAAGTCAAGGTAGTAATGCTCCATCTTCCAGATGCCAATCAGAATATGAAAGGCTGGAAGCAGACTACCAAATGGATGAACGCCTTAGAAAGCTTTATGACATGGCAAATACCATGCGGTATTGGCGCTATGACTATGGATAAGTCTGGATTTGTAGCTCCAGAACTGCAACATATTATTGGACGTCTTCCAAGCTGGCAAGGACATACACGGGCGGATAGTTTGAACGTAGAGCAAGTAGCTGGTCAGCCAATCAGCATTACCCCGATGAATACTTTTGCACTTACTTGTAGGAGTACTCCATTCTATGATCGAAATGTTCTGTTACCTAATGGTGACGTTGTGCTTTGTTGTATGGATTACGACCTTAAGCATATTATCGGCAATCTATTGACTCAGACTTATGAAGAGATCTTTGAGGGTAAACCCTTACTAGATCTGATTGCAATTAACGAAGAGCCAAAGTTTTCTAAATGCAGTATTTGTAAATCTTGTGAGAATGTGACGGAGCTATATGTATAAAAATATTGGATTAGGATTGTTGTTTGTTGCTTTAATTTTTTCTTTTGGCATGCGTAATTTAAATCAAGAGGAATGTATTAAGCCCGAACCGTACCAACAAAACCAAATGATTGATGGATGCGTGATGCAAAAGACTGGTGATATATGGATAAAGACATGCGGATAATGGTAATCACCCCGACTACTGGTAAAGATACAGTGGTACAGGCTATTGAAAGCGTAAACAATCAAACCGTATTTACTGAGCATCTTGTTGTAATAGATGGCTCACAAGCGGAGCAAGATTTAGGAAACATTAAATACGACTGGACTAGAACCCTAACCATGAAACTACCTGAAAACGTAGGTGGTAACGGTTGGTATGGACACCGAGTTTATGCAGCTATGCCTCTACTGGTTAACGCTGATTACATCTTATTTTTAGATGAGGATAATTGGTTCGAACCAAATCATGTAGAAACCATGATTAATAAAATTAAAAGTAAAGATTTAATGTGGGCATATAGTTTGAGGAGAATATGCAATGAGGCTGGAGAGTACATTGGAGATGACGATTGTGAAAGCCTTGGCAGATGGCCGACGTTTTATGATCACACACTCAATTTTGTCGATACTAATTGTTATTGCTTTAAGCGTGAATATCTGGTTAGGGTGGCACATTCTTTTTATGGACAATGGGGTGCAGACCGACCATTCTATAAAGCTGCCGCATCAACTTTGCCTTCCTTCGGATGCACAGGCGAGGCTACGGTTAATTACAGAGCGCCCGAAAGATTACATCAGATGTTTAGAGATGGTAACGCAGCCATGAAGAACGCATATGTTGATTTACCTTGGAGAAAGAAATGACTGAAGAATTTAAACAATTTGAAATTAAAGATAGTTATACGGTAGAAGGAATTACCGAAGACTATGTTTGGTATAACTCTAGAAAGTTATTAAATCAAATGAAAACTTGGCAGTTTGAGTTTGAAAAAGTTTGTGGTGTTATGGAAGCTAGACACAAAGAACATCTTAAAATTATTGAAGATTTATTGCGCCAAAATAAAAATTTAAAAATAGAAATTAGCATGAAAGGCCAAGATAATGGAAATTCAACTAGAAGTAATTAAAGAATATGAAGATGGATCGGCAGATGCAGTAGTCAACTTTGACAAGGAAGGTTTAGCTGTGTTAGTTGAGGCTGGAATATTAAGCATATTAAGACAATACATTGAACAACAAAAGGAAAAAAATGAGCTTTAAGAAAGACAAACCACAAACGATGAAGTTCAATCCAACTGCGCTTAAAGCTAAGTTATTTGTAGCTACTCCTATGTATGGCGGTATGTGTACTGGTATGTACTCATCCGCACTCATGCAGTGTGTAGGAACCTTTGGTCAAGCTGGTATTCAGATGTACTACAGCTTTATGATGAATGAGTCATTGATTACTCGTGCTAGAAATAGTATGGCTTATGACTTCTTAAAGTCTGATGCTACCCATCTAATGTTTATTGATGCGGACATCGCCTTTAATCCAGCAGACATTCCTAGAATGGTTGATGCAGATAAGGACATTATTTGTGGCATCTATCCTAAGAAAGAGATTAACTGGATGCAAGTCTCTGATGCCGTTAAGAATGGCGTCCCACCAGATCAGTTGCAATACCATACTGGAGCATTTGTTTTGAACCTAGCGCACGGCGAACAGTCTAAGACCGGTAACATTAACGAACCAATTGAGATCGCTAACGGTGGTACAGGTTTTATGTTGATTAAGCGTAAGGTCTTTGATGCTTTGGCAGATAAAGTTCCTAGCTATACCAATGATATGTATCATGCCGTAGATACAGTTCGTGAGATCAAGGTTATCAAAGAATTCTTTGCTACTAGTATTGATGAAGAGTCTAACCGTCTGTTATCAGAGGATTACCATTTCTGCAAAATTGCGCGTCAGGCTGGCTTTAAAGTATGGTGCGCTCCTTGGGCTAGCTTTAGCCATACCGGTACTTATAACTTTAGCGGTCAACTTCCTCGGAGTGCTTAATGCTTACCCAAGAACAAATGGATGAACTAGAGTCAAAATCTGAGTCTCAGGTACAGCAAGACCTTTTTGTTTTGCATGAGCTAGACTTTAAACAAGGCGGTTACTTTGTGGAGTTTGGCGCTGCTAATGGCATAGACCTTAGCAATACCTATCTATTGGAGAAAGAACTGGGATGGACAGGAATTCTTGCAGAACCAGCCAAGGTATGGGCAGAAGACTTGGCAAACAACCGCGATTGCCATATTGATTTTGATTGCGTTTGGAGTAAGACTGGAGAAGTATTGGAGTTTAATGAAGCTATTGCAGCAGAGCTATCTACGGTTAGCCAGTTTTCTGATGGCGATGAACACGCTGCAGCCAGGGCCAATGGTAATACTTATAACGTCAATACTATATCTTTGGTTGACTTGCTTAAAAAGTATGACGCGCCCAAAGAAATTGATTATTTATCTATAGATACTGAGGGCAGCGAGTTTGAGATATTAAATGCATTTGACTTTGATACTTATAAAATTAAGATTATTACTTGTGAGCATAACTACACGCCCATGAGAGGACAGATCTTGCAATTGTTGAAGTCTAAAGGTTACGTTAGAAAGTACACAGAGCTATCACGCTTTGATGACTGGTATGTTTTAAATGATTAAATGGCTTGGCACGATACTTTGTTTGTGTGGTATTTTTCTTACAAGCTTTAATGTTTATCCATTAAATATCGTGCTAAGTATAATTGGTAGTACACTGTGGACAGCAGCGGGAATTATCCAAAGAGATACACCGTTGTTTATAGTAGAAGCAGTGGCAGTAACGTTTTACTTAGCAGGATTAATTAACTACATGAGGATGTAATGAGGAAAATACTTTTAACAGCTTGTCTGTTTAGTGGCTTGTCGTCAGCGCAAGTTGCTAACTGGGACAACAATCCATACAACTGGAAAAACAACGAATTTAATTACGATAATAGTTCTGCCAAATGGGAAAACAATCCTTATAACTGGAAGAACAGTGAGTACAATTACAATTCAAATACTGGGGTTTACGATAATAGCGGTACTCGTTTAGGATATGAAACAATAACTCCAAGCGGTACAAAAAACTATTACGATAATAATGGTAACCGCGTTGGTTATAGTAGATAAGAGGAAAAAATGATTGATTACGTAGAAAAACTATTGGCTATTGCCAAGAACTATAAGGCAATCTCAAAGCTGTTGATTACTGAGAACAAAGAGTCAACTGTTAACGAGATCAATGACCTAATCATTAATGCAATTGAATTAAAACAATGGGTGCAAAAGCATTATGAAAATAACAAATAATTTTAATTTGCCTGACGCTATTGTGCGCCTGGCACAAAAGCCTTCTTATTCAAAAGGTAAGGCTCATCTGTCTGTTACTGAGATGATGAACAGTCCTAAGATATCTATCTTGCGTAAGAAGCATGAGAACGAGATTGAGGTAGACGTATCAACATTAGTGTTCTCTATGTTTGGTACGGCATTCCACAATATGCTTGAGCAGCATCCTGGCCCTAATGATGTAGTTGAAGAGCGTCTTTATGCTGAGCTTGATGGTTGGCATATCTCCGGCGCGATCGATGTACAAACAATGACAGCAGATGGCATTGAAATTACCGACTGGAAAACAGTTGGTGCATGGGCAGTCCAAAATCCTAAACCTGAATGGGAGCAGCAATTAAATGTATATGCATGGTTGGTTGAACACCTTAAAGCAATTCCAGTTACGAAACTTAGTATCGTTGCAATTATTAAAGACTTCAATCAACGAGAGTCGCAAACTCGTGCTAACTACCCGGCAAGTAGCATTATCACAATTGATATTCCTTTATGGAGTATGGAGCGACGTGAAGCGTACATCCGTGAACGCATTCATGCACATTCCGAGGCCTTGTTCGCAGAAGAAACTGGAGCAGTCTTACCGCCCTGTACTTCTGAGGAAATGTGGGAAAAAGAAACCGTCTACGCACTTAAAAAGAACGGGGCAGTAAGAGCTAAATCTTTACATAACAGTTTAGAGGAGGCTGAATTAGCACTGGAAGAAGCGGGCAAAGGATTTTTTATTGAGACGCGCCCAGGAGAGAGGACAAGATGCGCGAGCTATTGTCAAGTAAGTAAATTTTGTCAGCAGTATCAATCTTATTTAAAAGAGGAAAAGTAAAAATGAAAGCTATACAAGAAAATAAACATTCTCCAATCCCAACTGGCCAACTGGTCAAAGAGCTTGGCATTGCAGTTAAGAAGGACTTTATTATCAGGAAGTTAAATGTAAAACCATTTCTTGATACTAAGACAACCGCTTACTGGGATGATGTGCCATTAATTAGAAGACGTCTTGGTACATACTTTACGCGCACTTCAAAGTTGTAATTAACTATATTTAGAGGAGAGGTAAAATGAAATTTGAAGTTATGAATATTACGCCAGACCTGGCAAAAAAGATGTTGGGCAAGAACTTAACTAATCGCGCCCTTAGTGACCGCAATGCAACTAAAAATGCGGAAATAATGAAGGAAGGCAATTGGTCTTTGACTCATCAAGGTATTGCGTTTTATAAAGATGGGACTTTAGCGGATGGTCAACATCGTTTAGTTGGAATAGTTCGCGCTGGTGTTCCGGTTAAGATGTTGGTGGTTCAAGGTTTAGATAAATCTCAAGCCATCCATATTGATACTCACCGTCCACGCAGCATGGTAGATGGCATTAAGATTAGTCAGCTTAATTCTTGGGCGCAAAGTAAACATATCTCTATTGCAAAGTTATTGGCTGCTCCTAAGCGTTTGTCTACAGAAGACGTATTATCTTTTTTAAATGACATGGAAGTGCATGTAAAAGCTGCTGCAGAATGTTTTGCAACGAATCGCAGACATTTAAACCCATCAGTTATTCTTAGTGCTTTGACGTTGGCACATTTTTATGGAGAAAAGATTACAAAGCTTCGTCGTTTCTCAGAAGTATTGTTAAGCGGCGTATCTGAAAGTCCAGATGAAAGAGTCATCATTCTTGCCCGCGAAGCATTCATGCGTAATACCAACAACGGTGAATCAGACAAGATTGAAAAGCTTTGGAAGACTCAAAAGGCTATTCATTCCTATTGCCGCGGAGAAAATGTAACCCGTTTGTTTTTACCAAAAGAACCAGTCTATCCATACGAGGATTTATTCAATGTTTAATCAAATGATGAAAGCTTTTGAGCGTGAGTTTATTGGCCAGTCAAAAGTATGGGAACCGGTTAGCGACTCCATATACCATGGCCGTATGTCTGATGCAGAGATTGAGGCAATGCGGGCGCGTAACGAAGAGGCTATTAAAAAATGCATTAAAGATATGGGAAACAAATGGGTTCTTCATAAATCACATAGTGTCAAACATTTATGAGCGCAAACAACCATCAAGTCGGAGGAAACCATTATGCTAGAAATGCTATCCAGCCATGGGATTACATTGTTGCCAATGACCTTGGGTACCTTGAAGGCAATATTGTCAAGTACATCTCAAGATGGAAACACAAAGGTGGAATTGAAGACTTGCGAAAAGTCCTCCATTACACAGAGAAGTTAATTGAAATAGAACTACATAAAGAGGAAATA